CCGTGTTGCCCGACTTCATCCGCGCGACGCTACTGACCTGGAGTCTGGCAAGCAAGGAAACGATGGGCCGACTTCAGCTCAAGTGGTCAACCGAACTTGTCGACCAGAACGCCGCAGCTCGGCTTTCCAAGTTCCACACCTATTGGGTCGGAAAGCACTACGAAACTAGCATTGCGAATTCGCTCCAGATCGCCACGCGGCAGACCATCATCGAAGGCGGACTTGCTGGCACGCAGGCAGCCAACGCCTTCCGCGACATCGCCTCGAAGTACTTGGCCGGCAAGGGCGAGTCCTTCCCCGAGGTTCCGAAGGGCTGGACTGGCACGACGGACGAGTACTTTGCTGGGCTCGCGAATCACGTCGGCACACAGGCCCGCGTCTTCAGCCGACTCGAATCCTACGAGCGCGTCGGGATCACGACCTACACCATCGTCGCCGTCCTCGACAACCGGACGAGCGATATTTGCCAGATGATGCACGGGCAGACATTCACGGTCGAGCAAGGTCTCGGCGTCGCGGAGACCTGGACGGAGGAGTACACTCCAGAGGCAGTCAAGGAGAAGGCCGGCTGGATGCGCGCGCAGGACGCAGCCAAGCTCGCCGGGCTGTCGGACTACAAGCCCGGCACGGTCTCACCAAAGATCAGCCCGAAGGGAATGGACGCACTGGCCGAGGCTGGCATGGCGCTTCCGCCGTACCACTTCCGCTGCCGGACAGACATCGTCGCGGAGCAGGAGGTCATGACCTTCCCGAGCGGCGGCGAGCCGACTTACAAGCCGGTGAAGCCGCCGAAGGCCGAATCGCCGAAGCCGCCGCCGGCCGCGCCTACGCCGCCATCCAAGGCGACGGGCGGATTCCCGTGGCAGATGTCCCAGCTCACGTCGGTTGAGAAGTCCGCGAAGGGAATGCACGCCAAAGCCTTCTTCCACGACCCGGACGGCAACGAGTGGATGTTCAAGCCCGCGCCGGAGGGGCTGCGTTTTCGTGCAGAGGTCGAGAAGCTGGCTGCCGATGCGGCGCGCGCGCTCGAAGTCGACACGGCCGACGTCTTCATGGTTGAGCACGAAGGAAAGATCGGGACGATTCAACGCCTCTTCAAAGACATCAAGCACGACGGGCTCACCAAGGTCGGCGTCCAGGGCTTGACGCAGGAGCAGGTCGCACAGCTCCAGCGCCAGCACATTTTTGACTGGCTCATCGGGAACAACGACGGCCACATCGACAACTTCCTCGTCTTGAAGGACGGCAAGCTCGTCGGCATCGACCGAGGGCAGGCCTTCCGCTATTTCAAGACAGACAAACTCGCGCTCGACTACAACCCCAATGCGCGCTATGGGATCAAGGTCTTCTACAACGACGTCTTCGCAGCGGCACGCGACGGCAAGTTGCCGACTGGCGTAGAGATGCTCGGGCTCGACGCGCCGGAGATTGCCAGTCTGGTTAAGAAGGCCGAGTCGCTGTCCGACGAGCAGTGGCTTACGATCTGGCGGCCGTACATCGACGGCGCGATGAAGAACAAGAGCCTCGCCTACGGCTCGCGCGCCGCCTTTGAACGCGAGCTACTTCGACGGAAGAACCAGCTAGGGAGTGATCTCGACGAGTTCTATCGCGGCCTCCTCGGAAAAGGACGCGCGGCGCGTCGGACAGCGGAGACGCAGAAGGGTGTCCTGACTCCGGTTGACAAGTCCTTCGTGAGTGAGATGCAAGCCGCGAAGAACCGCGGCAAGTCCGTGCTCGTCGCGTCGGAAGAGATCGAAAACGGCAACGTCCTCGTCTACACCTACGCGGACGGGACGGTCGTGGTCGAAGGCAAGATGCGGAAGCTCGCCGACGAGATGGTGCGGGCGCAGCTTGCTGGCCCGCAGGCTGCGGGCGCAACGCCGGGGACCGACTCGCTGTGGGACGACGTGCTCTCCTGCATCAAGTCTTTCAATCACCATCTCGGGCCAGGCGGCAGCGGTACGATCCCGGACAGCAAGCAACGTCTTTTCGTGCGGACGCTCAACGCGGCAAAAAAACAATGGGCCGAAGGCTGGACCGTACCGGGCGGGACGCAGGCTGGACAGATGGGTGAATACTACGTCAAGCTCCTCCAGCAGTATGGGACCGAGTCGCTCGGGATGCGGCTGACCACAACGACAAAGAAAATGCTCGGCGTCAAGAACCAGCCGTTCAAGGTGCCAGGCGTGAAGGCCAAGGCACTCGCTGGTCGCGTGAAGCGGTCGAGCATCGAGAGAATCTACGAGGAGGAGCGCAAGCTGGTCCGCGGAGTGATCAAGAACAAGCACGGCGAGATTGCGAGTCAGTCCACCTTCGGATGCGGAATGGATGAGACCAAAGAGATGATTGTGGCTGTGCTCGATGACGGCACGGAGATCCACTACATCCCACACAACGGATATAGGCAGGGCCAGGCGTACTCGAAGCAAGGCCGCTTCAGGATTAAGGTGCAACCGGCTACCGGCGCGAAGGACGTCACGCCGAAGCAAGTCCAGAAGGCACTTGACGCCATCGGTGATCTCGGCGTCTCGCCGAAGCTGATGACCGAGGCCGACTTCGAGTTGCTCTACTTGCAGAAAAACCAGTTCGCGATGGGCTACGCGAACGATGCGGCTTTCGCCAACATCCCGGCCAACGGCTCAACCGAGGAAAAAATCCAGGCGTACCTCGACGCCTTCAGAAAGAAGCTGCGGAAAAATCCGCGTTCGCTGCCCGGCTACGATCCGCGGCCGGTCTACTACAGCGGGGACAACGCGGGCATTCCGCGTTTCCGGCGTTTCGACATTGACCGGAAGAAGCTAGCAGAGGCGGACCTTGAATTCACACACAGAGTTCAAGGGGGCGCGGATGAAGTGCTTCTTTCGATCATCGACGGAGAGTCTGGCGGCTTGATCTCGACGGAGGAGAAGCTCCGTCGCGGAGTTGAAATCAGCGGGATGAGCCCTGGCGAGGACCAGATGACCGGCGGTGCGCAATACGTTTTCGCGCGGGCGAAGGGGATTGGCCGGGAGCGCAACTGGAACATGATCATCTTTAAGAAGGAACTGGCACTCGACACGAACATGGTCTCCTATTCGACAGACAAATTCGGGTGTATGGAGCCAGGCAGGAAGGAAGCGACTCGCGCGAAGACGTTTCAGAAGTTGATGGGTTTCCGCAAATTCGACGCTAATGAGTCGCTCATCAAAAACGAGATTCCGCTGGACATGTGGGAGCACGTCATCGTCAGGCGGTCCACGCGGGTCAAGCTACTCGATGAACTCGAAAAGCGTGGCGTGAAGACACTTGGCGGGAAGCCCGTCGAGGAGTTCGTGATCGGGCTCGGGAGGTGAGCACCGATGGGTCGGTACTCCACGCGTGGCGACAAGGCAACCATGGCCGCGGCGCAGGCGCACTTCAACCAGCTCATCAAACGATACGGCGGGGTCGTCGTCGAGCCGTTCTTCGCTGACGAAGACGGCTCCGAGTTCGCTGCTGCCGGCTTGCTGCCGACCGACCTCGTGATTTTTGATGAGGACGACCGCCGCTTCGGCTGGAGCTTCGGAACTTGCCCGCACGTCCTTCGGTTCCACGAGGCGCGGATCGATGACGTCGATCTGATCTTGCTCGGGTACATGCGCGGCGACGACGAGCAGTTGACGGGCGTGGTCGTCTCTGGCATCCTCTTCGGCGTCGACGCGGAGACGCTCAAGCAGGGGAAGAAGGACGTCGGCGGGGAGCTGTGGAAGCAAGCGGAGGCTGACTTGCTGGAGGCGATGAGTGGCTGACCGGACCTACACCGCGGTTTTCGTCCAGCGAATGGAAGCCGACGACCTCACTACCATCGCCGCGCTCGCCTTCTGGGAACGTGACGCCTGTGTACTCCCGGTCCCTGGCTTCGAGCAAGCCGCGCTTCTCTGGCACCATCGCCTTCTCGTGGCCAGACAGCACGGCGTCACGCCCCAGGAATTCTATGAGGAGTGGGACGGGCACAACGGCGTGACCTACGGCTTCGGACCGCCGGAGCGGGTGCGCGCCCGAAGCGCGGCTGACGCCTGCCGGAAGGTACTCGCACAGCACCCGAACTTCGGCGGCACCGTCAATTGGGATTCCGCGCAGGAGTTCGGCCCGCAGCCGTAGCGGAGGGGCGATGAGCAGAGATCCGCTTGTTGAGATCGAGCAGCGCTACCGCGCGAAGAGGCTCTCCGCTCTCGGCCTCGCCAGCATCATCAGACGAGCCTGCGACACCTTTGAGGCATCCGAGCGACTGCGCAAGCGTTGGTCCGCACGCAAGGCCGTGATCGATCAGGAGGCCGGTCGATGAAGATCAAGGACATCTCGCCGACTTCCTTGCGCGGAGTAAAGGACCAGGAGCTTCTCTCGCTCCACCTTCGGACTCATCAGCTTTACGGCGCGAACTTCGGGCCGGACGCCCCGCCAGAGCGCGGCTACCGCGACGACACGGGAGACACGGCCAAGGACGGCTTGAGGCTCGACGAGGAGACCGCGCGGAAGATCTGGCGCGGCGAGGTCAAGGCGGTCACCTTCTCCGACGACCCCGGTGACGTTGAGCGCGCTCTGTTCCTGCTGTCGCCCGGCTTCGCCTACGGCATCATCCGGCTTGACGAGACCGACACCGACGACCACAAGTACAAGGTCGACTACTTCCGCGCTTTCGAGGTGCCGCTCACATTCAAGGGCACGGGCGACGGCCTGCTCGTGACGGGAGTCGAGATCACGTCGGAGGAGTCGCCGCTGTCGCTGGAAGACCTGGTCCACGCTCACCAGTTCATCCTCGACGAGATGAACCGCCGGAAGATGCGCCACCAGTGGGCCTCGCAGCTCGACGACGAGACCAGCCCGGGCGAGGAGATTGAGAAGGCGACCGGACCTTTCAAGCGCTGGGGTGGGTCTGCCCAGTACGCAGCAAAAATCGCGAAGTACGTACCAGCGAACGCTGGCGCGTACATCGAGCCCTTCGCTGGTGCGGCCAGCGTGTTTTTCTCACTGACCGACACGCCGAGGAAGCGCGTGCTGGCCGACCTGGACCCGGAGCTAGTTCACGCCTTCAAGATGATCCAGGGCGCGGCGAAGAACGGGCTCATCAAGGCGCTCGAAAAAAAGGACCGTGTTGTCAGCGAAAAGCAGTGGCAGAAGTTGCGGCATCGGATTCCGAGCGGCGACGTCGAGCGCGTTCATCGGTTCCTGTACCTGCTCGGCGGATCGTGGTCCGGCGTGCGGAGTGGCGCGCGCCCGAACAAGAAACGAGTCGGTCAGATTTCCTACGATCCGAAGCGGCTGGAGAAGTTCATCAAGCCGTTGCAGGGCGTGACGCTCAAGAACCAGAACTGGCAGAAGACGCTGAAGGACAACGACGCGCCGGACGCCTTCTTCTTCATCGATCCGCCGTACCCGGGCGAGTGGGACAAGAACGCCGACGACACAGGCACGGACGGCAAGCAGTTCGACGTCGAGGCTCTTGTCGAGGCGATGAAGGATCTGAAGGGTGGCTGGCTTCTCGTTCTTGGCGACACCAAGACCCAGACGGATGCGCTGGCGAAACTGGAGAAGGAAGCCGGCGCATCTCGCTTCAAGATCCAGTTGAGCGAGGCTGCGAGTTCTGGTGGGCACAAGGAAGCCTATCGGTACTTCGCGATGCGCCCGCTTCAGTCCCGCGTGCGGAAGGCCGACGACGTTGGCGTGAGCCGCGACCAGGTACTCGACCTCATGGAAGAGGCCGGCAGCTTTGTGGTGGTACCGAGTTATGTGTCGCTCGTCGGCTCCGTCGTGACCGGCGAGGATGACCAGTCGGCACACGACATTGATCTGCTTGTTCGCGATGACGAGATCGATTCCAAGGTCGGGCTCAAGCTGGACCGCCTCTTTCCCGCGTCGATGCGCGACAAGGTCCACTACATCCCCGACCCGCAGGGACCGAATTGGGATCACCTGCCGCTGTACGATCTGGTCCTGCGGAAGCGCAGCGCGCTGGAAGTGGTCGAGGTCGATGAACCGGAGTACCACCCCTTCCTGTCCGGCGATGTGCGCCGCTACGGCGAGCAAGTCGCGAAGGGGAAGTTCACCATCGTCCGTGGAATCTGGGGCTCGCCCGGCGGCAAGGCTTTTCTCGCAAAGCGCATCGCCACCGTCATCCCGCCTCACAAAATCTACGTCGAGCCGTTCGCTGGCGGTGGCGCGGTTCTCTTCGCGAAGCCGCCGGTCGAAAAGGAAGTCGTCAACGACCTCGACAGCGAGATCGCCTTCGCGTGGCG